ATGCAAATGAAGCTTATTTTGTGATGAAGGAAATGGTGGAGCGGGGGCTTGCCAAGTCTGCTGAAGTAATCAAAAACACCAATAAACCACTTGAAACGGTAGACGATGAGGATGTGCTTTATTAAAACAGCATGAGTGAAATTGAAATACATTGTAAGCATTCCAAGCTTGAGGACATTGCGAACTTGGTTCCGCACCCCCAAAACCCAAACAAACATCCAGACAAGCAGATTGCTTTGCTGGCCAAGATCATTCGCCATTCAGGTTGGCGCAGCCCAATAGTGGTGAGCAAACGCTCCGGGTTCATCGTGTCAGGGCATGGCAGATTAGAGGCTGCAAAGCTTCTCAACGTCCAAACCGCCCCGATTGATGAGCAGGATTTCAAGACTGAGGCAGAGGAGTTTGCTCATTTGGTGGCAGATAACCGCATTTCTGAACTGTCAGGGCTTAGCGACGATAAGCTCACCGAGCTATTATCAGGATTGAGTGAGACAGGCATCGACATGGAACTAACCGGCTTCGATGGGGACGAGATTGACAAGCTTTTAGAGATGAACCACGAAGAGGTGGAGGGGAGCGAGAAGTTCAGCGAAGCCATTGCTGAGTCAAACAATTATGTGGTGCTAAAGTTCAACAACGACATTGATTGGCTTGCGGCACAGACTCACTTCGACCTTGAAACGGTTACTGCTAAACGCCAGAACGGCAAGCCGTGGTCAAAAGGCATCGGAAGGGTGATTGATGGGGCCAGTTACATAAACAGCTTAGACAAAGGATTATGAGGGCAGGGTTAACCATAGCCGCCCCAAGCTGGAAACGAGCAGATAGCGCGTTTACCCATGAGTATTTCAACCAAGTGCAATATGTGGTGTGCAAATCCCAAGCGGAGGCGTACAGAAAGAATGATTTGCCAGTATGGGAATGCCCTGACTCAGCGCAAGGGAACCTTTGCAGGGTGCGGAATTGGATATTGGAGAATTGCCCAACCAAGTGGTTGCTAATCCTTGATGATGACCTTTCCGCTATTGGAAGGTGGAACGGGAATGAACAAAAGCGCCTCAATGCAGAAGAAGCCACAGAGGAGATAGAACAGGGGTTCAGCCTTGCGGAACAATGTGAAACTCCTTTTTGGGGGGTCAATTGTATCCCCGACAAGGGGGCTTACCGAGAGTACACGCCGTTCTCATTCAATAATTACATTGGCGGCCCGTTCCAAGCTTTCCTAGCAGATCAAGCCGAAGGCCTGCGATATGACGAAACCCTTCCGCTCAAGGAAGATTATGACCTGACTCTCCAAGCGGCCAATAAGTTCCGCAAGGTGCTGAGAATCAACTACCTCTTTTACTTTGTTAAACAGCACTCGAATAAGGGGGGCTGTGCCGATTATCGCACAATACAAAGGGAAAAAGATCAGTTTGACTTATTACAGAAGAAGTGGGGCAGCAAAATCGTAAGGAGAGATAACGGAAGCAAGTCTGATGGGAAGAAAAAGGCAAGCTATGACATCAACCCAATCATAAACGTGCCTATTGGGGGAGTGTAAACCAATAAACAAAGAATCATTAACACCGCAAAAATGGAGAAGTTGCACCAAGGTCAGGTAAAAGTTTCTTACTCCGTGCCAGAGGTGGCTGAAATCTTTGGCATAACTAACTACAGGGTCAGGATGATGATTAAACTTGGGCAGATAAAGGCCATCCTAGCCGGGAAGCAATTGCTCATTATGAACACGGAATTGGATAGGGTTCTAAACAGAAATCATGGATAACATCATAACAATGCGGAGTGACAGGCTTGTCAAAGGGGGCAATGAACGGTGGAAACATAAGCCACAGTCCCCCGATAAAACGAAACACCACAGCGCCCAGTTGGGCCAAGGGGTTCACAAAAAGAACGGGGTTTATTGGTTCAATAACCGCAAGATCAAAGACCTCATTGCTTTTTGTAGGAAGGAAAACCTCATCGTCGCCCCTGACTATAACCTTGGGCCAAATGACAGATAGCGAATTGTTCACCCCTTTTAACAAAAAAGGTAAACAATAAAATAAGTGGGTTTGATTTTGAAACCCACGGACTTAATTTAACTCGCACAAACCCCACTCCTTTAACCTGTATTGCCCCAAATTAACTGTTGAACAGCCCCCCTGTTTGTCCTGCATCCTTATTCCTCGATGGCTGGAGCAACGACAGGTAACCGCTTAACTTCACCAACACCCACCAGTAATGGCAAGCATCCCGGTGGCAGACCTAAGATCATCTTTGACCTAGACTTGGTTGAAAGGCTTGGCGGACTCAACGCTACCCTCGCCGAAATGGGGACTCTCCTTGGCTGTTCTCATGATGTGATTCAACGCCAAATGAAGGGGGAAAGCAGCGAGTTTCGCGTTTCCTATGAAAAGGGAAAGGCCAAGTTGCAAACTTCTCTCAAGCGGAAGCTAGTCCAACAGGCTTTAGATAACAGCAACGTGGTGGCACTCATCTTTGCCTTAAAGAACGTATGCGGGTTTGCTGATCGGGCAGAGGTTAACGTGGAACACTCAGGGCATGTTGCCAGCGAGAAACAGCTAGTCAGCCAATGGAAGGAGATGCTTGGTGCTCCTAATCCTGAAAACAACTGAATGAATAAAGAGGAACGCGCAAAAGCCTTATTCAAGTTGATGCTGCCCTACCAGCAAAGGTGGGTTGCTGACACTTCGCGTTTCAAGATTTGGCTTAAGTCTCGGCAGATAGGTGGTTCACTTGGTTCAGCCTTTGAGGCTGTTGCCAGTTGTGTGGATAAACCTAACACCGATTGGGTGGTGCTTTCAGCGGGGCAAAGGCAGTCCGAGGAATGGATGCTGAAGGGCAATAGGGTTGCGAGGGTTGTGTCTGATGCAATGGATTTACCCAAGCCTGATTGCAGGACGAGCGAGGTAAGGTTTGCTAATGGCTCAAGAATCCTTGCTCTCCCGGCCAACCCGGACACCGTGCGTGGCTATTCAGCCAACTTGGTGCTGGATGAGTTTGCTTTCCATGAAAAGCCCGACCGTATCTACGAGGCCATTTACCCAGCAATCTCCAACCCTTTGAGGGGTGAGCTAAAGCTCCGCATCATAAGCACCCCGGCAGGACGCAATTCCAAGTTTTACGAGATATGGAACAAGTCGGAGGAAATGAACTTCGTAAGGCACAAAACCACCATTCACTCAGCAATTGAGGAAGGTTTGCCAATGGACGTTGAGGCTTTGAAGATAGGGCTGGATGACCCGGAAGCTTGGGAGCAGGAATATGAATGCGAGTTTGTGGATGCCACCAATGTGTTGCTGCCTTACACTCTCATTGATGAATGCGTAAGCGATGAGGCAACCCTAGACTGTGAGGAAACGAGTGGGGGAACCGTTCGCTTTGTGGGCATAGACATTGGGCGCAAGCATGACCTGACTGTAGCTTGGACGCTTGAAAAGGTTGGGGATGTGATGTGGACAAAGGAGGTTCTGGTTCTCCGAAACACCCCATACCATTTGCAGGAGGAACTTCTATCTGACCGTATCAACAGGGCTACCCATGCTGCCATTGATTCAACAGGGATTGGCAATGCAATAAGCGAGTCTTTAGCCAAGCGGTTTGCCTTTAAGCTAGAAGAATGCACTTTCACGCAGGGGTTGAAGGCTAAGATATTCCCCGGTTTACGCAGGGCTTTCCAAGAGAGGAGCATTAGGGTTCCACGGGATAAGGCCATTCGAGAGGATTTACATTCGGTCAATGAGTTGACCACGCCGGGGGGTAACAAGCAGTACAGAGCGGTAAGGCGTGCAGATGGTCACGCCGATAGATGCACCGCGTTGGCTTTGGCCAACTATGCCGCTCTGCTAAACCAAGGGTCAGGGGCAATCCAAGAGACTAGCAACATCATGCTTGGCAGGGCGAAGCTCGCTGGGTTAAGGCCCACATTGGTATGATTGCAGAATTAAGTAACCGCTTCGGGAAACTGTTTAGTGCCAAAAAAGGGCCGAACGGATCACCTGTCGGTAAGAGGGTAATTGCGCCCAACAACCGTGACCGGATGGACAGCAATTCGCTGGGGAGTAAACAGTCCCCGGCTAACGTAATTGCTATACTTCGTGCTGCCCTTGGCGGGGATATTCGGCAGCAATACCAAGTCTACGAGCTAATGGAGGACTCATGGGCTAGGCTGGCAAAGAACCTTCACGAACTGAAAAGCGCAGCGGCAGGGGCAACCTACACCGTGATGCCGTACACCGAGAGGGGAGAACGCCCAACAGACTCCGCTCAAGCGAAAGCAGACTTTGTTCAGTATGCGATTGATGGGTGGATTGGCAATCCGATTGAGGGAACTAACGGCTTCCGCAATGCCATTTATGATTTGTGCGATGCAGTCGGTAAGGGATTCAGCGTGCAAGAAATCCTTTGGGAAGTGAAGCCAGAGGGAATCTGCCCCAAATCAACTTACTTCTGCCATCCCCGCTATTATTCTTTTCCTTATGACAAGACCGACCTGATGCTCTCACCCCAAGGCGATGGGGTT